GAAACAGCGATAGCTTTTTAGTGAGTGGAAATACAACCGAAAAAGGTAGGGGTTAGTAACACGGAAATAGCGAAAGCCCTTTAGGAGAATAAGTCAAACATGAAAACATACAAGCACCTTATGGAGCGAATAGCAAGTAAGGAAAATATACGGCTTGCAATAATGAATGCAAGCAAAAGAAAGAGACATAGGCGGGACGTGCAGGAAGTGCTAAACAATATAGACTACCACATAGAACTAGTGCAAAAGCTGCTGCTTAACGGTATGTTTAAGGCACACATAGATGCAGCGTGTATAGTCAACGAGGGGACGCATAACAAAGTACGCAGGATAAGAAAGCCGCACTTTAAATATGACCAGATTATACACCACTGCATAATACAAGTACTACAGCCTATATTTATCAAGCCTATGTACGAGTACAGTTGTGGGAGCATACCCAAAAGAGGGGCGCACTATGGGAAGAAACGCATTGAGAAGTGGCTAAGAAACGATATTAAGAATACGAAATATGTATTTAAAATGGACATCAAACACTTTTACGAGAGCATAGACAAGGAAATACTAAAGCGTATGCTACGAAAGAAGATAAAGGACAAGCAGGCTATGCAACTAATAGAGCAGGTTATAGATGCCTGCGAAAAGGGCTTACCACTGGGCAATTATACTAGCCAATGGTTTGCAAATTTTATGCTGACACCGCTAGACCATTATATTAAAGAGCAGCTGCACGCCAAGTATTATATGCGCTATATGGACGATATAGTCATATTCGGCGGCAATAAGAAAGAGATGCACAAGATGCACAGGGCAATAGAAAAATATCTGACAGAAAACCTAAAGTTAAGAATCAAGGAAAACTGGCAGATATTTAGATTTGAATACAAAGAAAAAGGCAGACCGCTGGATTTTATGGGCTGGAAATTTTACAGAAACAAGACGACGCTAAGAAAGTCCATTTTTATTAGAATAATGCGGAAAGCAAGGCGCGTAGGGAAACACACCACAATACAAGGCGCTTACGGAATGGTTAGCTATATGGGATATATAAAGAATACAGACACATACGGCAGCTATATAAACCACATACGACCATACGTGAACATAGGTAAACTTAAAAAGTTTATCAGCAAAAGAGCAAAGAAAGAGAGGACAACAAAAAATGCTAACACTAAACTACAGAAACGTAACGGGAACGCAGCAGAGCCGCCCTGCAACTGTAGACCAGACCAGCAGCCCGTCAACAGTGTACCTGCGTAAGAATATCGTGCGCACAAGCATAACGGGGCAGGACGGTGGCACAGTTAAAGGATGGAACTATGATGAGGTATCCCTGACAAAAGAAGAGTATGAGCAGTATTTAGCAGAACTTGCACAGCCAGCGGTAGTACAGGCTGCGGAAAATTCTAACGACATAATGGCAGCCGTGGCGGAAATCTACGAGCAGCTTACAGAGCAGTACAATAATTTAACAATGGCACTGGCTGATATCTACGAAAGCACAGTAGCGGAAAGCGAGGGATAAAGATGGAATATATTTATGCAGACTTGGTTAGGGCAAGAAAGAGGACACTGGCAAGCATACCCGCAACCAAGATAGTAGCCACAAGTGTGCTGCTAATCGAAAGCGGGGACGCTGCTATAGAGGACGTACTAGCTAAATACAGAGATGCAGTAAGAGAGGCTCTTACAGAGAGTGATAACGAGGTGGAGTAAATGACAACAGCGGTAGTAATATCACTTTGCGCACTTGTGGTATCGGTAATTATGGCGGTTATAAATACTGTCAATATCGCGCGAACACAGAAAAGAGCAGACGAGGCAGACGACGACAAAACGGCGCAGAAAGCCGCAGAGAGAGCAGAGCAGCAAACGGGGATAATGCTAGCGCTTAGCAATATCGAAAAGCAGTTGACAAGGATAGAAAACGAAATAAGCACAGTAAGACAAGATACAAGGGAGAACCACGACAACCTACTTATTTTAGAACAGAGCTTTAAGAGTGAGCATAAGCGACTAGACGCCCACGAGGAGCGTATAAACAAATTAGAGGAGAGGTTAGCGAAACGTGCGTAAAACAAAGCAACTGGACGGCGACAGAGTGCTTAGCTGGCTATGGGAGTTTTCTAAAAAAGTCGTAGCGCTGGTTACAATGTTATACATAATATCCTTTATATATGCGGGCGTGATGTGTTGGCAGGCTATCAATTTAGCAGCCGACACAGACGCACTGGCAGAGTTTATAAGGGAGATTAACGAGACATTTAGGGTAGTGGTAGGCGGCTATCTGATAAAGGCAGCAATGGAGAATGTCGCAAAGATAATACGGACAAAGGAAGAGAGGATAAAAGACAACACAATAGGAGCTGGCGGGCTGACGCCGGACGACTAACAGAAAAGCGAGGCGAACAAAATGGAATATTTAGTTAATAACTGGTATCTGATAGCAGCGGCACTTTCGGTAATAGTAGCGGCTGCTATTTTTGTGTGGAAGTTTTGCAAGCTGCCAACAGACAAACAACTTGCAAAGGTTAAAGAGTGGCTGCTATATGCGGTTATAATGGCAGAAAAGGAGCTGGGCGGCGGTACTGGAAAGCTAAAGCTGCGCTATGTATATGATTTGTTCTTAACAAAATTTAACTGGTTGGCTGGCGTGGTGAGCTTTGAAAAATTTAGCGGGCTGGTAGACGAGGCACTAGAAGAAATGCACAAAGTATTAGATACAAACAAAAATGTAAAACAGTTAGTAGAAAGCGAGGAAAAAACATTATGACAAAAAGCGAATTTATAGAGACATTGGGAAAATTAGCACAGGCAGAGTGCGCTAAGCGTGATAAGTGGGTATTACCTAGCGTATGCATTGGACAAGCAGCACTAGAAACTGGCTGGGGAAACTCCAACCTTATGACAAAGGCTAACGCCTTTTTCGGCATCAAGGCGGGTAAAAATTGGACTGGCAAAGTATACAGTGCAGATACGCAAGAATGCTACGACGGAGTAAACTATACCGACATTACGGATACATTTAGGGCGTATGACAGTTTAGAGGAGAGCGTAAAAGACTACTACGACCTTATTACAAACAGCAGCAGATACAGCGCAGCCTGCAATGTAAATGACGCAAAGACAGCCATAACCGCAATTAAAAATGGCGGGTACGCTACAAGTCCTACATATGTCACCAATGTTATGAGTATTATAAACTCTAACAGCTTGACAAATTACGACACAGTGGTAACAGGCGCGGCGGCATCTGAATCCGTAGAGGATATAGCAAAAGAGGTATTAGCTGGTAAGTGGGGGAACGGAATAGACCGCATGAACAGGTTAAGCGCAGCAGGTTACGACTACGCAGAGGTGCAGCAGATGGTTAATAGCCTAGTAGCGGGAGATAGTGCAATATCAGAACAGATAGAACAGACACACGAGGTAGTGAGAGGAGATACGCTTAGCGCTATTGCAAGGAAATACAACACGACAGTTGCGGCGATTCTGAAAGACAACAGGGCAAAGTATCCTAAAATAACTGCTAATTATATCGTGGTGGGCTGGGTGCTTAAAGTATGATAAATCTAAAAACACAGCAGGACGCGCTAGATGTACTGGTTGCGTCGGTGGTTTGTCTGCATGACTTGACAGACTGCGACTACTGCCCTTATTACAATATGAAACGAGACACGGCAGAGCAGCAAAAAATATGTTGCGAGGCAACGGACAAGCTCACCACAAAGAGGGCTATAGAAATGATAAGAGCAATAGCACCCACATAAAATAAGGGGCTACAGTTTCCATTTATCGTAGGAAATTGAGGGATAGGCGGCTTACGGCTGGCTATCCCTTATTTTTTTGTCTAAAAATTAAAAAAATATTACAAAAAAGTGTTGACGATATACCGAAAAAGGTATATAATAAAAACATAGAAAGGAGAACAAAACAAATAAGCGCAAAGCGCTGGAAAGGGGAAACGGCAGGAAATGGGCGAGAAGAAACAAAAGAAAAAGCCTATCAATTGGCAAGAGCTGGCGGCAAATGCACTGATAGACTTAATCGTAGGGACGGCACTAATCATAATAGACAAGCTATTAAATTAGAGCCGAGGCGGGCGGTAAGCCCGCCTCCCATAAAAAATATATCACAAACCCAAAGCCGAGTAAAGAGCATGATTTTAAAATTAGGTATTTTCTTAATAGTCGCAGGACTGGTAAAGTTAATTATAGCTTTAGTAATGAGAATAAGAGAAAAGAGGGGCAAATCATGAATTTAGGAGGAAATATAAAAAAAGCCAGAAAGAGTGCGGGCGTGACACAAAAAGAACTTGCAGAGCGCCTGCAAGTTTACCAGAAAGATATAAGCCGCTGGGAAAACAACGAACTTACACCAAGCGCTGTAACGCTGGCGAAAATATGCAGAGAACTTAACGCATCTGCTGATAAAATTTTAGAATTGGATAATACAGGGAATAGCGAGGGATAGCACAGAATGAGAAAACGGTTATTTGAGGTAATAGAACTGTCAGACGGAAACGACAAGATAAGTAGAATTTATGACGTGATTATGATGTGTGCCATTGTAATTAGTCTTATTCCGTTGGCATTCAAAGAAACAAATTTTTTATTTTTACTTGTAGATTATGCAACCGCCAGCATCTTTGTTATTGATTATTTACTGCGCCTCATAACAGCAGATTATAAATTAGGTGCAGGGGGAGAAAATGCAAAAACGAACAAAAGTTCTTGGGGGGGGTAAAACCTTTTTTCGCTTACCCTTTTACACCTATGGCTATTATCGACCTTTTAGCCATACTTCCTACATTCACCATAATAGCATCTGGATTTAAAATTTTAAAAATTTTTAGATTGCTACGCACGTTTAGGGTATTTAAGATTGTGAGGTACTCTAAAAGCATTACGGTTATTTCCAACGTGATAAAAAAACAAAAAGAGCCGCTTTTAGCGGTATGTGTCTTAGCTGCTGCATATATTGTTATATGTGCATTGATTATTTTCAATGTTGAGCCGGATACCTTTGATAATTTCTTTTCTGCTATATATTGGGCTACAGTCAGCCTTACAACTATGGGGTATGGGGACATATACCCAGTATCTACCATTGGGCGCGTAGTAACTATGCTTTCCTCGTTTGTGGGTATTGCTATTGTAGCCCTGCCATCTGGCATTATAACGGCTGGATACATGGACGAGATTCAGTAGATTAAGAGGAATGCCGCAGACTTGTAAAAGAGTTTGCGGCTTTTCACCGTATATGGACTAAAGAGAGGTAAAGAATATGGCAAACAGAAAAGGCAGCCGCCAGCTGACACGTACAGACCGCATAAAGCTAGAGGCGCTTATCAAAGCTGGCTTAAGAATAACAAAAATAGCAGAGCAGCTGGGCGTACACCGCAGCACTATTTATAATGAGCTTAAAAGGGGACAGTATGAACACCGCAATAGCGATTGGACGACAGAAATAAGATATAGCCCAGACATAGCGCAGAAAAAGGCAGAGGAAAACTTAAAGGCGAGAGGCACGCAGCTTAAGATAGGCGGCGATATTGAGTATGCAAATTATATAGAGGACAAGATAGTAAACGAGGACTACAGCCCAGCAGCGGTACTGGGAGAGCTTAAGGCACAGGGCAGAGAGCAGGAATTTAACACAAGGATATGCGTTACGACATTGTACAGTTACATTGAAAAGGGCATATTCTTAAAGCTATCTAATAAAGACCTGCCTGTAAAGAAAAATAGGAAACGGAAATACAAGAAAGTGCGTAAACATCAAGCAAGGGCGGCAGCAGGAGACAGCATAGAGAAACGACCAGAAGAGATAGACGAACGCAAAGAGTTTGGACATTGGGAAATGGATAGCGTGATAGGAAAGCGGGGAGTATCAAAGAATACCCTGCTTGTGCTGACGGAAAGAAAGACGCGAGACGAGATTATATTTAAGCTACAAGACCACACAGACGAGGCAGTAGTAGAGGCGCTGGATAGATTAGAGCGCAGATATGGTACAGAGCTTTTTAAAAAAATATTTAAGACCATAACAGTAGACAACGGCAGCGAGTTTGCAGACGTGAACGGATTGGAACATTCAAAGCTGAAAGAGGGAGAAAAACGAACGCACTTATATTACTGCCACCCATATAGCAGCTGGGAGCGTGGAACAAATGAAGTTACAAACAAAATGATAAGGCGCAAAGTGCCAAAGGGCGTAAACTTTGATAACAAGACCGACAAGGAAATAGAGGATATAGAGAACTGGATAAACGGATACCCACGCAGGATACACGGCTACCGTTCAGCAGGTGAACTATTCGCAGAGGAAATGGAGAAACTGGCATAATGTAAGATGCAGGCGCTTAGAGAGGCTGGCAGAAATGGCAGCCTTATAAATATGCGATTATAGGGCACAGAAAGCCAGCAACGACAGCGGCGGCAGCAGCGCCACGAGGCTGTAAAAACGCATTGTATAGTTAAATTCTACAAAAACAAGCACGCTATTTTATAGAAAATGCCGAAAGTGAAAAAGTGTTCAAAAAAAGGTTGAAATTTTTATAGATAAGTTTTAGAATGAAATTCGACAAGAGGTAATAAAACCTCTGCCGAATTTCTTTTTTTATAGAAATAGCAGGAAAAAGGAAAGCGTGCAGAGCGTAAAAACTCTGACACGCTTATTTTTTTTACAAAAAAATAGAAAGGAGTGGGAGCAATGGCAAGGAAGTACAAAAGGCTGCGCTATGAGGACAGGCAAATAATAGAGGAAATGCTTAAGACAGGTAGCAGCGTGGCAATGATTGCAGCGACACTGGGAGTACACAGAGACACGATATACAAAGAATTTGCCCGCAGCGGTACAGACCAGCATACCTATAAAGCAGAAACAGGACAGAGGGCAATTTAACACACAGGATTACGAAAGAGAGGTAAAAAGAATGGCAAAATATGAGGAATTGAGAAGCTTAAGCGCAGAAAAATATAGAGGGACGACTAGCATTTGATATGGACGGGAATATACGAAAAATGCACATAAAGCGAGGTTATAAAAGCGTCAAGAAATGGGTGCGACATAAGGTAAGACCGAAAGGCACGGAATATAAACAGAGACAGGCACAAACGCTAAGCGCCGCCTGCGGTACTGACGCTTTTATATACAAGCGCCGTTAGTTCAACGGTTAGAACACCGCCTCATAAGCGGTAAGTAGTAGGTTCGATTCCTACACGGCGCATTAGGTGCAGGGTGGCGACCTGCGGCAGAGGCAGCACGCTAATAGCTGCTATCTGTATGTTGCGAAAAATAGCGGCGGTCATACCAGCCAGAGAGTATGTAGATGGTCAACAAGTTTTAGGCAGCTTTTTAATGCGAAAAGCGCACCCGCAGCAAATATACGCCAGAGCAGGAGAGCGGCAGCATGAGGAAAGAAAGAGCGCCGCCAAAAAGAGAGGATACACAATGAGGCACACAGTAGTTATTTACACAGACACGACAAGTAAAGAGGCTGTAGCTGATTTTATGGAGAGGCAGAGGCACAGACGAGAAAGAGAACGCAGACGGCAGCAGCGCCGTTGGTATTTCATAAAGCAAAGGCTATTAGGCGTTTTTCTTTTACTACTTACAGCGGTTTCAGTTTATATGCTGGGGGACGCAACAATAGCATTTATTACAGTACCGCTGGCGTTGCTTATGTTATTCAGCAAGGAAATGGTTATAACGAATAGCTTTTAC